TTCCGATAGTTTAAGTAACTCCTTGTCCAGCAACAAAGCTAAACCAGCTACTTTAGCCTCCGTAGAGGCGTCAGAGAGAGCTACTTCTTTAAACTTCATCATTCACCGATAATTTTTTTGAGGAAATCACTGTCATTTTGCTTCTGAGCGTGTTTAGCAGCAGTCTGCATCTCCACAACCTTGAGTTTATTCTCAATGTCTTTCTCTTTAAGCATTAAGTCAGCAATTTTAACACGTTTCTCGAACTCTTGTGAAGCTAAAGCATCATTATTAGGTAAATTCTGAGTCGTGGAAGCGATAATCTTAGCCTCTACCTCCTTAGGCTTCAACTGAGTCTCCACCATCGTGTTCATAGCCTCAGCTTCGTTGCGTTTAGCTTGGGTAGTGTTGACTGCAATCTGTGCCTGAGCAGCCTGAATAGCCAACTGTTGTTGCATTTGCTGCATCTGTTGCTGTTGTGGATCAGGTTGATTCATCTTCTCAAGCTCTGCGATCATCTCGTAACGGTTGCTCAGAGAGCTATTCTGTACGATACCCTTCAAGATCACTGGCAACACTGGTGTGTTAGGGCCGAGAGTCTGCAAGAGAGCAATAAACTGCTGTTGTTCGTACTCACGAGCCATGATACCCAAGGTAGCTGTTGGCAAGAAGTTCATATCAACTGAAGGGTAACGCTCAGGATCGAACTGCATGTAACGGAAAGCAGCCTTCTTGATGAAAGGCATCAGGAAATCTTCTTGGAAGTTAGTCAAGGTACGCTTGTACTTCTTGATAATCGAGGCAACAGCCATCGAGATACCGCCTTGACCAGCGTCACGAGACACAGAAGACACCATACCTTGTGAGTCAAGAGTACCAGTAGCTTGCAAGAGCATACGCTCGAACTCTTTAGAGGTAGCTAGGTTGTTAGTACCTGTCTGACCGAATGTGAATGGGTACAAGATCTCCTGTGGAGCACCATTGGTCAAGATAGCCTTACCGGGCTTAACCTCGAACTTAGCACCACGTGGGAGACGAGTAGCGTCCATAGCGATCATAGGAGCACTTGTGAGAGCTAGAGAGTCCAAATGGCTACGCACCTGAGCGTCAATAGCCTTTTGCATGTTGTAAGCCTTCTCAACAGTACCACGACCTAACAAACGATTAGGAACTGTGTCGTCTTGATACAAGATAACAGGACGATCCTTCATCATGTAAGGGTTAGGCTCTGCCTTGAGCAACAAAGAGTCATTAGCGATGACGATAATTGCCTCAACCAAGTCAGCGTAGTCATCTGCACTTGAGTCCTCAGGGAACAAGTCAACCACTTCAGCTTCGTTGTTCTCCAGTTGCTCCAAGTACTCACGAGGCACTAAACCGTAGTAAGTGAGTAGCTTAACCTTGTCATCCTTGAACTGAGTTGACTCCTGAGTAGCTTCCAAGCTATCCTCTGAGTACATAGGACCTACGTTAACCTTACGGTAGATACCGTCTTCCATGCCCTTGACAACCTTGTGCATAGAGACGTACTTCTCGATAGCTACACCCATGCACTCTTCAATGGAAGCACCGTTAGGGTCAAACAAGAAGTTCTTAGGGTTAACAGGGACAATCTTCACAGCTGTGCGAGGCTTCTCTTGTACGCCAATGGCTGCTTGACCTTGTACGCCGGGGATTGCTTGAGTAGCTGGTACGTACTCAATTTCCTCTTTCACAACAATCTCACCGATACCTGTACCGTAGATCTCAGCCATGAGTTCAATCTGGTCGATACTCTTACGGATCTTGTCCTTGGAGAAGTCTTCCATCAACTGAGCCTTGAGCAACTCTACGTCGATGTCGTTACCGTTCACGTCTTGGAGGTTGTCTTCAATATCGAAGAAGTCACCTTGACCGAAGATAGCTTCCATGATCTCAGCGTGACGAGTCTCAACAGCCTGCTGAGTAGCAGGGGAGACCAGCTTAGAACGCTCTGATTCACGGGTCTTATCGTTAGCTGCCCACTGACCACGGAAGATACGCTCGTATTCCTCCCACGCATCTAGAAAGTTAGTATCACGGTAATCACGCCAACGGTCGCAGTGCTCAACAACGAAGTCGGTGAGTTCTTTGTCGGACTCCGTAGGCTCTTCCCACTTCGTACCTTCGTTGTTATCCATGTTTTCCATAAGTATTAGGGTTCTCTAATTAGTTAAACGCAATATACACTAAAAGTGTTAATTTGTCAATAGTTATTTAATAGTATCTTAGAAGCCTGAAACGCTATCTAAGGGTTCCCAATCATCTTCCTCATAGTCTTGCTGGTAAGAGGTAACAGCTAACTGATCCACGTAAGCTAGAGAGTCAATCAAGTCATCGTGGACACCTGTGGCAGGGAACATGATGTACTGGTCTTGAAACTCTTTCCAGTTACCATCCTCATTCAAGGTGATACGACCGTGTTCAAAGCGACCTTGTAAGGCCCAGACAACCCTATCTACCTTCTTCTTGTTCCCGTGTGTCAGGTCTTGAATGTGGCAGTAGACATTGTTCTTTCTCATCAAGTCCTCTAAGTAGTGCATCACAGCATTCTTTAGAGCACCTCTCTCGATACCTACGGAGATAGGCCTGTGTTCCTTAACAGCTAAGAGGATCTTCAGAGCAGTCTCTTTGATGTCCCATCGTCCGTGGATGATGTCCTTAACCCACCAATCACCATTGTCTAAGATCTTACAGATAGTGATAGCTGACTCATCTAGTCTCTTCTTAGCAGCCCCTGCGTTCTTAGCTACATCCTCGAAGCCAGCTAAGTCGATAGCTATGACGTACTCACCGTAGCTAGGCTCTTCCTCGTACTTCAACCATTCTTCTTTGAATAGATCGGAACCAGCTGTATCAAAGGAAGACAAGTATTCCTGCTTGAAGGCAAAGGAGCTTAGAGTTCTCTCAGCAGCTTCAATCTCCTTAGGGTCAATAGTCTCGTTATCCTTGGTAGTGAAGTGCCAGCTCTGCCATTCCTCATCCTTACCGTCTTGTCCTAGGTTGAAGACATCGTAGAACCAGTTACGTCCACTAGGGGTACTGATGAACAATGCTCTACCCTTCTTGTCGGACAAGGAAGCTCGAATGATCTTCTGCCATGTGTCTTCCTTGATAAAGGCACACTCATCTAGTACTACGTAGGTGAGAGACACACCGCGTAGAGAATCAGGGTTATCAGCACCTCTAACGAGAATCTTCCTACCGTTGACAAGGGTAATCTCAAGGTTATTAACGTGGGAAGACTTAATAACAGGACGACCAAGATCATTCAACAAGTCCCACATAATAGTTCTAGCTTGTCCTAAGGTAGGAGCTATGTACATCACAGCTGACCCTTCAGGACAGTTTAGAGCCTCTATGAGCAGGGTTACAGCTGAGAGCCTAGACTTACCACAACGACGTCCAGCAGCTACGACCTTGAAGCGATGGGTGTCTTTAAAGACCTCCTGTTGCCATTTAAGGAGTTTAAAATTTAACTCAGCCACTATGTTTCCTTAAATAATCCGCTGCTTTGATGAGCAGTTCTGGATTGTCTTGAAACTTACCTAGTCCACCATTACAGTTGCTACAGAGTAAATCCCTAATCTTTCCGGTTTTATGGTCATGGTCTACTGCAAGTCTTTTACCTGAAATACACTCTAAACCACAAATCTTACATACATTGTCTTGACTAGCAAGCTTCTCGTCATACTCCTCAAGGGACATTCCAAACATCCGTTTAAGATTATTTCTACGTTCTTTAAGACGAGTTCCTAAGTAATCTTGCTCTAATGCCTTCACTTTTTGTAATTTTTGACATCTTCGACATTCACTTGCTAAACCATCTGATTTAGACTTATTTTTATTAAAAGCATCTAACGGTTTTGTAACACCGCATTTATAACAGTTTTTCATTTTGTAATTCCTCTTGAAAAGGTCAGGTGTTTGGACACACGCACCTGAGACGTGTTTCAAGCCGATTACTCGGTGTCCGATATTTTGTATTCTATGTCTTCAATGTCTTGGTTGTCAACTTCTTCAGCCACAATGTTAGTCGGACTAATACCAGACACATTGATAGTAATAGAAGGAGTACCAGATCCTTGTTTTGTTTGTTCGAAAGCACTGACTGGCATTATCCTATCTACGACTAGCTTCCACGCTGCTGCTTGGTTCTTATGGTCATCATTCAAGGCAGCATTGAGGATAGTCTCTAAGACTTTGGCTGACTTAGGTGAGTTAAGCATCCTAGCTTTGTACTCGTCGATAATAGCCTTGTCTCCCTTAGGACGACCTAAGGTACCTCTATTCTTGGACTTCTTAGCTACTATCTCACCCTTCTTGGGCCTACCTCGTCCTCTAACCTTCAACTCTGTGCTTTGTTCCATCTTTGTCCTTATAGGAGATAGACTATTAATAATAAGGTACAGTAAGTAGTACAACGACTGAGGCCTTGTCGTACATCCTTCAATTAACGTACCGATAACAGGTACAGCCTCATGCGTAGTACCACTTAGAGTACTCTAGAGTAACTATCTAATTTAACTTTAATGCAAGAATCTAAATGAAGTATTTAACTACTTTATTAAACCCTTGTGTCCACTTTCAAGTAAACACTAGGGATAACTAAGTAACCTCATAAAGAAACTTCCTGTATTAACTAAGTAGCCTGTCTACTTAGTCTTCATTTGAGTTCTTGGAAGGATAACCTTCATAGAGAATTATATAGTACTTTTTAGGATTGTCAAGCTTTATTTAACATTTATTTGTATTGTCTTCTATCTTTAGAGTCTACACTCTAATTCCTATCTTCATAGACCTCTTGTGTCCACATTAGAGACCTCAAGAGGCCCTATGCAAGCCCTCCTGTGCACAGATTATCCCCCATGATCTAACCTGTCCCCAATTAATTAGCTAACTTCTTTGATTTTATTAAACTTTTTAGTTCTATTTAGTCTTTTCTTAATTCCTCTTTTTTGTGTACTTAGGAGGCTCCCACAAAAGTTCTACAAAGCTACCACCCCCTCCCCCCTATCATGTCTACTAAGTGAACACTCACTAACTTAGCTAATGACTCACGAGTCAGTAAGAGTTACTCACAAGTTATCCACAGACCAAGAGTGGAGGACTATGTAGCACCTATAATGCACCACCTCAGTGCATCTGAGACACCTCATGCACCAACATGAGACATAAATGCACCAGTCTAGTGCTACCTATGGATAACCCTTGTAAGCTGTGGATATCTTATCAGCCTGTGGATAACTATGCAAATACCCAGTAATGACGGTGCAGCGGAGCGTTGATAACCTGAGCATATCCTCCGAAGTACCTGTAAGGTTCAAGCTGGCATGGTATCTGCTAAGTAATCTGCATCATCAACTCACCAAGTATCGGAGCACCTATCATGTCACATAACACGCAAGACAAAATTATCTATGTATTAGGGTTTATCGCTATTATAGTGGTATGGCTTACCGCTTAACATAGACACCTTATCAACTCACCAAGTATCGGAGCATTTATCATGTCAGACAAAATCAAAGAACACGTTCAACACATTGTCCACACTATCGAGCATGGATTCGAGGGTTACATGGAGGATAACGAGTACGACGAAATCCGTGATGTATACGAGTACTTACAAGATGTACTGGATATCGAATACATTGTTAATTCAAAGGGCGAATACTTAGGCGCTCGCGTGTTAGTTGCCTTTGGTGGGCCTAATATCTGGATTAATACACGCACAAAACAGGTCGAGGGCTACTGGTGGGGCGATTCATGCCTCATGTCTTACAGTAACGATGAAATGGGCTTAGATGACGCATTGTCTGAGCTTTGGGCTACACGTTAATCAAGGGGTTTAACATGAAAAAGATTTACATTGCCTCTGGTTATAACTCTTACACTAATCAAGCGCTCTTAAAAGCTTTCACGTCTCAGGCGGAGGCGGACAAGTACTTAGAGGGTCTGACTGATCCGAAAATTAACGTAATGGGTTATAAATCAACCGCTGACCTAGTAAACAAACTTTTAAAGGTAAACTAATCATGAGGCTTTATCACGTCGTGGTCATTGTCACTGACCCTAAAATGAAAAACTGTGGTGAGACTGTGTTTATGACACGTACACCAGTCACCCACGATCACGGGTGCGTCATTCTGTCTAAACTCACGCGCTACCCTTGGCGACGTGAAACACTATTGGAGGTTACACAATGAAAGTACGTATCAGACATACGCCGGATAATCATTGGATTGTAGAGCGCAAAGTGTTGTGGTATTGGAAAGAAGAGCACGCGTTTTACTGTTGGTCTATAGGTTCCGAAGATTCAACTAGAAACGCGGCTTTAGCGTACGCGCAAAGGCTTTTAAACCCTACAATTATTGAGGTGCAACACAATGACAATTCCTAATGAATGGCTAAAAGACGGGGCTATCGTGCCCGTAACAATGGAATCAGTACGTGACCTGAGCAACGTTGCAAAATATTATTTCGATGAATATTGGGATTTATTGGAAACAGTACGTGCAGCCATTGACGCGGGGGATTGGATTGTCGATGGAGCATGTGATCCTGAGCGACACCTGAGCAAGTACATTAAACGAAACAACGAGGAATTTTGACAATGTTAAACAACAACGATTTTATAAGCCTTGAGCGCCGATTGTGGCGTGAAGGTAACCCATTGACTGATGAACTTGTCTCAACACGTGACGAATTGATCTATCTATTGTCTGAAGCTAAGAAAGTAATGGAAAAGTACTCACCTGTACTCAGTACGTTAGCCTCTAGTGACGATCTAGATTTCTTTAAGGAATGGGATAACTTCGGGGATACTTTGGACAATATTAGCTATGATCTAGGGGTTGATTCTGAAACACAATACAAACTACATGAGGTGACACGATGACCATAATCTTTGCCTGTTACTTTGTTGATCTAATCATTGAAGGTATTGTTGTATGAAAACAACACACGTATCTAACTTAAGTGCGTTAAGCACGTGGCCTTTCCCTGCTGAATGTCCACCTAAGCCTTGGACACCTGAGCAACAAAGGGACTATGAGCAACAACAACGGGCTAAAATGCCTGATGCACCAATGTGAGGTATTACATGAAAACCTGTTTTGTACTTATGAAAGAACGACACCATCGACCTGTTTTTGGCCCTGTTTCTAAGGCTGAAGCCGTGAGGGTATTCTTAAACAAAAAAGAAGCTAAAGAGGCGGCTTTAATGTTGAATCTAAAAGCTAGGGACTATTGGTATAGCATTAAAACACTTCCATTTAGCGTTTAATCGACCTACAAGGCCTCTAATTTCATCAACTAATACCCTGACTAGGGTGGAGACTTAAAATGCACTGTACCGCTTGTGACAAACTATTGACCGACTATGAGGCGACACGAAAAGACGCGCATACGTTCAAGTTTATCGACCTCTGCAAGACTTGTTTTGAAGATATTAAACCTTTTGTATCAGTCATTGATCGTAAAGACTTAATCACGGAACAGGACTTAGACACCATAGAAGACGATATGGACACCACGGACTCCCTAGAAGACGTTGATGCCTATATAGACTATGTAGTAGACTACAGAGAAGACTATGATGTCTAAGAACATTAAAGCTTACATTAAAGTAAATACTACTTTATTGTTTATCTTTAAACCTACATTAAAGTAAAAGGGGATAACATGGAAGAAATTGTAACTCAACATGAAGATGATTTTGTCTTGTTACAAAAAGAATCACATTACGTACACACAATTAATGCTTTTGTGGAATTGATTGTCGAATACGGATGGGATAAAGTAACGTCTGATCTAAGGACAGCTATGGGAAACAAAACATGGTAATTTCTTTGTTTGTTTTTGTCTTAACATTAATCAAGGTGTCACTTAAGTGACAGGAAAGGTAACAAAATGAGCGGTAAAGCTATATTGGAATACGATCTGAGTAAACCTGAGCAGGTCTTCGCACATAAGTGTGCTTTAAAGGGCTTAGAAGCCTGTCAGATGCTCGAATCATTAAAGGCAGCTACCCAAGGCTACCAAGCGTACAAAGGGGTCTCTGAGAGCGTTCTAGCGGACATCATCGCTGACTTGTCTAAGTGGGATAACGTCAAGCTATGAAAAATCTAATTAACTGCGGGACTTGTGGGTATCCTCTCACACCTGAAGAACGTACAACATTAATTGAGAACAAAGGTGTAATGCAGAAACCGTGGGTTTCACTGACGGATGAGGAAGCACAGTGGCTTTACGACAACTGCCGAACACCGTTTAATTTGATTGATATGACGGAAGCCAGACTCAAGGAGAAGAACACATGAACGTCTTAAATTACATTCTGAATCTCTTGCTACCAAAGGGGACAAACAAATGATAATGAAGACAGTTCTAGTGCCTAATGCACCATGGCCTCAAATCATCATGGAAGCTAAGGCCAAAAAAGCAGCACCTAAGAAACGTGTCAAGCCCAGTGAGGTAGATGCTAAGTTCAACGAATGGTTACAGAAGGAGTGTGGATATGTCAAGCCCATCAGACGGGAGTAAGCTATGAAACATAGCGACGGAGGTAAGGGATCAGCTAGGCGTAAGGAAGATGTCAGCAAAATTCATGAGAATTGGGATCGTATATTTGGACGCAAGTCTGCTGGACGCAAGGACAAACCAATGGAAGATGAACAAGAGTACACAGATGACATTGATGACAGCATGGATGAAGACTGCTCGTGGTGTGGCGGGACAGGCGAGGGTGACTACGATGGGGCATCGTGCCGTAGGTGTCACGGAACAGGCGTAGAGCCAAAGGAAGGTGACTGTGATGATGACTTCTAACCTCAAGGTAGCTTCTAAGTTCCTGCGTCATACCTCTTGTGAGCACTGTGGCAGCTCAGATGGTTCGTCTGTCTACGATGATGGGCACCAGTACTGTCATGTATGTCATGAGTACACACGGGGCGATGATGAAATCGTAGGTACTTCTCAACAACTACCGACACAATCAAAAACTAAGGTATTTACAATGAAAACACAAGGGGAAGTGAAGGCCATAGTAGATCGTGGTATCTCAAAGGATACATGCGAGTACTTCGGTGTCACACAGGCGACAGATAAGCACTACTATCCCTATTATGACGAAACAGGCGCTAAAGTAGCTGAAAAGATCCGATCTGTAGAGAACAAGACATTCTCCATTGCAGGGAATTTCAACAAGGCTACTCTATTCGGACAGAACTTGTTTCAAAAAGAGGGTAAGTACATCACCATTGTCGAGGGTGAACTGGACGCATTGGCTTCGTATCAGATGACAGGCAGCAAATGGCCTACTGTGAGCATCCGTAATGGGGCTTCAGCGGCTGTTAAAGACTGCAAGGCTCAGTATGAGTACCTAGATAGCTTTGAGACTATCGTGATCTGTTTTGACGCTGATGAACCCGGTCAGAAG